CCATTTTCTACTATAAAGGCCATATTACTGATCTCCAGATTATGCCGCGTTACTTACGATTTTAACACCGTGAGTATTCTGAAGTATTGCTTGTCCACAAACTGCTGACATCATAATATCAGTTGAACGTGTACTTGCTTTATCTTCAGATTTTAGCGTTACCCCACCTCTCATTGCGTGTCCAATTGCTGTTGAGGCAAATACGCCACCAACTGCGTTTAGAGTGTTGTCAGCATCTGTGTCTAAGTCTTGTTTAACAAGGCTTGATTCAAATACTTGGCAACCTGCAAATGTTCCAAGGTAGTATTGTCTTAAAATTGATGAACCAATTTCAGAAGCAGTTGTGCTGTACACACCACTGTTTCCTGCTAATGATTTTTTCAATTGTACTGCTTGTTTAGGCGAAACGATAGCAGTTAAAGGTCCAACAATTTTGTTGTCTCTTAATTCTGCTACTGCGTCTAAGATGTTGTTGACAGTTAAGTCAGCGTCTTCAGTTCCAACTGATTGCGTGAATGAATTGAACAATGCGAATACATCTTCATCCATTTTTTCCGCAATCGCTCTACCTGCGTTCTGACCTAAGTCTGCGATTACATCTCTTTGTGCTGAATCTCTTAAGAAATCAGTCACTTGGAAATATGTTCCAATTTCCGCCAATGTTATTGATGCTGAAGTTGTGTTTGTGTCAGCGGCACTTGGTGCTGTACCTTCTGTTAATGCTGATGCAGAAACTGAACTGTACACGGGCACCTGTAGAACTTTACCTGTATTAGCAGGGAAGTCAAATGAAGTCACAACTTGACGAGCGATTGAATTCTCGTAAGCCGCAAATTGAGCCTCTGCCAAAAGGTTAGTAAAAAGTTCTGAGTTAATGGTTGTATTATTAGCCATCGTATTACTCCTATTTGGTTTGTGTTAAAGTTAAAGACTAATTCTGCTTCTGTATCTTTTTGTACTCAGCAAATTTAGCCCTGTCAGATGCTTTACTCATATCCAATTTAGTAATATCAAATGAATTGTCAACTCCTACGCCGTATGATGATTTAGTGTTGGTTGTGTTGGCTGTTGGCAATTGAAAATGTTTATTTTCGTTTAACCAATTCTTAACCAAATTATCCACCCCTAATGGTGTACCTGAATCGCTGTATTGAACAGCACCGTTATCGTCAAGCACCTCTACATCACCAGTGTCATTAAGTCTGACTCTGTCTTGGAGTAATTGTTTAACCTGCTCTGGATTGACTGAACGGTGTTTAGCCGCCGCATTCAATAGAGGAGCATTAACTTTGTACTCCTTGATCACTTGATCCCTTCTTTGGATCTCAGCATCTTTTTTAGCGGCAAGTTCTTGTAGGGTTTTTTCAAATTCACCACGTTTGATTTGTTGTTCTTGTTGACGCTTTTCAGCCTCTGTTTTCAACTCTTTCAAATGTGTTGGATCTCCCAATTCTTCATAAGGTTTTAGAACTTTACGTGTGACAGATGTTTTTAATCTTGCCATCATATCGTCCACTTCCTTCTGTGAATAAGTCTTTTCCGCTGGTGCCTGATTTTCTACAGTTGGTTCTGTTTGGGCATCAGTCGCCTCTGTGTTTGCCAATGTGTTTTCTGTATGGTCCATTGTTGTACCTCGCCTCCTATTTAGAGTTAATTTATTAACCACTTAAAGTGATTTGTAGTATTTATGTCTACCTTTAGAACCTAATGCTTAATTGAATGTTTTTGATTGTTTCTTGCCCTTGCTTGGGTAAGAGTGTGTAGATCCTGTTGTATCAGGACGGGAATAGGTGTTGAATAACCTTTGTAGTTGGGATGACTGTATAACCATTCTTCATCTGTGCGTGTTTGGTTCAGTCTTGCGCCTATGTTGATTAACCTTTTGGGTGATGCGTCCTTGTGTATCCACATTCTTGCGACACAATCACCCAATGGTGTAATTTTGTGTTCGCCTCGCCATCTACGTACATCTATCTTCTGTGCTTGCCAATATGCCTTACTCCAAGGACACACTGACACGATGCTGGCAAAGTATTCAGACCAATTAACGTCTTGGTTTAGGTTTTGGCTTGCCACGTCCTTTTTTGTTTTTGTTTTTCTTTTTCATCGTTTTACCTAAGTTATGATATTCTTCAATGTCTTTCTTAGACATCATTATCTTTTAAATTTAGATTTGATCCAAGACCAAATAGATTTACAATATTGTTTTATTTTTTTCATTGTGCCTCCTTATTCTTGTGTTGGGTTGAACAGTCTTGACAACTCAGGATGTGTGTCTTTGATTTGCTGATCTGTATAACCTTCAGCAACCATTGATCTCAAATGTGCTACCATATCGTCTATGTTTTCAACTGGCGGATGTTCTGCCAAGTTAATTGGTTTTGGTGCGTCGCTTGTGCCCTCTAATTCTACTTCTAACCAGTTAGCAATTTCTTTGTCTATGTGTTGTATCAATTCAGGTGAAGTTGAAGCCTCTTTGGCAGTTTTAATTGTTGTATTTCTGAACTGGTGTCTCTTATGTTGAATGATCCAGGATAATCAATTGTGCCTGTCCATTCATAACCTTGATATTCACACCACAGTTTCCACATTTGTTCTTCTGCCAATTCTAAATTGTCTGCTTTTTCAGACAGTTTTGCATTCAACAATTGAAACTCAGTCTCCATTGCTACTCCAGAAATAGTTTTTGCCTCAGTGGCTCTAACTGCTCCTGTGTTTGCCATTTTGTCAATGGCAGTGATTGTGTGTCTAATGCTTTCATAAATGCTGGCAATGTTGCCTCCTGAAAACTCCAATGCGTATGGTTTTAAACCAGGATCCAGGTTGTCAGGCATTTCTATCAATGAACCAGGACCTACTCCTGCGTTGGTTTCTTTTGATTTAACCAAACTTGGGTGTGAGTCCATAGCAATTGCCTGTTGTACTTCTGATGTTGAGTTGTAAATGAATTTTTGTGCATCAGCAATATCTGAAATGTCTGATATACCAATGCCTCTGAATGTAGAATGTTTGTTGTATGCCAACACACAAGGAATCTTGCCTAATCCGTTTGGTTGTTCCTCTTCTCCTATCACTTCATTCTTTTTGAGATCTACCACAGTGGTAATAATTCTGTTTGGATACCATTTCTTCACAGTTCTCACATCACCATTGATGTCTTCTAAATATTTGATGTATTCCAATTCGTATCTGCCGTTGCCTTTACGTTTGAAGTCCCAGTCCAACACCATAATGGGATTGATGATTGAAAGATAGGGTCTTGAACCTGCTTCTATTTCTTCTGCCCTTGTCTGTGCGCCTACGTCTGGCTTGGTAACAAAAATCCAGCAGTGTCCAAACACTGAGGACCAAGTGCTGACATCTTTCATAAATTGATTTAGGCTCTTGCCTTCAAAATCTGCGTCTTTTAAAAAATCTTCTAATTCAGGTGCGTTTGCAATAGAGCCATAATCTCTTGTTGGCTCCTGTCTAAATAAAAATGAATTGTACACTGATATGATTGAAGCACAATGGTTTTCTAAAGGTGTATTTTTTAACCTTTGTTGAAATTCTGCGTTGGTTTCCAATTGATATCTAATTAAATTTTGTGCCCTTCTGTATTCTTCACCACCTATGTAAGATTCCAATAGATATTTCCATTGTTTGTAATAGGTGTCATACAGATGATTACCGCTTATCAGTGCGGCTATTTCTGATCGTAATGTTTCTGTTATGTTCATTGATTGCTACCTTATTTGTTGAAAGTTTCCAATTTTTTGTCCCCATCTTTCAGGCACATACCGTTCCTGATTGCGTTGTAAAGGAAAAATAAATGCTACACAATAAGAAATGGCATCAAACATATGATCAAAGCCACTGTCTTTGTCAGGCACTTGGGTACCTGGTTTGAAACAATATTTTTCCAGACTTTCTATGCTGTATTTACACCTTTTGGACACAAACAGGTGATTTTTACTGTCTGCTGATCTCAATCTGGCATTGAGTGCATTGATTCTGTCTCTTACAGGATCGTGTCTGCGTGGTGCTTTCACATTGAACCCTGCGTTGGTTAATATGGTAAAGTCTGTGTGTCCATTTGCTGATGTTTTTCTGGCGGCACCACTTGGATCAGGATACACAAACACCTTGCTGGTTGGATATCTGCGTTTTATTTCCTGTGCCAACTCATCTGTGTTGCTGGAATACATCTGTATTTCGTCTATGATGTATAAATCTTCCCCTTCTCTCACCATAATGGCGGCATTGATAGGTGCCACGTTAAAGTCCATACCAATATAGATAGTTCTCAAATCAGCATTTGGTAATTCTTTGATGTTTTGGTCTCTGTCAAATGCCCAAGCAACCTGATCACCAAATGATTCAAATGTGGCATTGAATTCTTGATTGAATTGCTTTTCAGACATCTCCTGTTTGGCTTGTTCAACCTCTTCTTTTGCAACAAAGCCACCTTGTAGTGTGGTGAACTGCCAACTCTTCCAATTGTCAGGATCGTCTTTTTCTCTGTTGTAGAGATCAAATGTCCAATTGTTTTTGCCTAAAGGTGTTGATATAAACAACACACCCCCTTGCGAATCTGCCAGTGCTGGTCTGATTACCTCAAACCAAGCATCTGCTTGAACCTGTGCGGCTTCATCTATTACGCAGTATGAAAGACGAATTCCTCTTAAACTCTGAAAGTTGTCAGCACCCTTGAGAGCAATTTCTGTGTTGTTCTTGAGTGTGACTGAAAGTTCTGATTCATTTATTTTTCTTACCCAATTGAGATCCAACAATCTCTGTTTTAATTCTTTGAAAGCAATCATCTTTGCCGCTCTGTATGAACTTGTCACATACCAAATCAATCTGTTGGGTTCTTTGGCTTGATAGCACATCTCTCTGATTGCAAGAAATGTTTTGCCCATACGTCTACCACCAATAACCACT